AGGCAATGTTAGACAAATTACTTATCGCTCCAGTTATGAATTAAAATTCATGAACTGGTGTGACCTCAGCGATTCTGTGTTAGAATGGGGCAGTGAAGAGATAGTCATACCTTATCGTTCTCCGCTAGACAATAAAATACATCGTTACTTTGTAGATTTTATTGTAAAGATACGCAGCAAAGATAAAGTAAGAATGTGTCTTGTTGAGGTGAAGCCAAAACGATTCACACAAGAGCCTAAAAAGCCCTCTCGTAAAACAAAAAGATTTATCAACGAAGTCAAACAATGGGGAGTCAATCTCGCTAAATGGGAAGCTGCCAAAGAATTCTGTCTCGACCGCAACTGGGAGTTTATGATTATAACTGAGAAAGAACTCGGTATTTAGTTATAAATAGTCACATGGCTAATCCTTTTGAAAATATAAGAACAAACGCAGGCGAACAAGATCGTTCTTTTCGCTGGTATCAGGACAATGTTCGTAAAGTTGCGAGTAACATTACTTCGTTCAGCAATGCGTCAAAGTCTGATCTAGGAGAGTTTGTAACAAGACTCGAACCTGGAAATATGTACATGTATGTTTACGATCCCAAGTACAAAGATTCACTTCCGTACTGGGATCAGTTTCCGTTGTGTCTACCTTTCGATGATATATCAGGTGGGTTTGTAGGAATCAACATGCACTATTTGCCTTATCTACAACGAGCAAAGTTGTTGGGCGAATTGTTAAACTACACTGACAAGAATATAAGCGAGAAAAGTAAAATAGAAGTGAGCTGGAGCGTACTAAAAAACTTTGGTAAGTTCCCACAAGTAAAGCCATCAGTAAAGAAGTATTTGTATAGTCAAGTGAATAGTAGATTTTTTAAGATAAATCCAGAACATTGGAAAGCAGCAATATTTTTGCCAACTCAAAACTTCGAAGGCGCTTCACAACAAAAAGTATACAGAGACAGTAGAGACATAATCAATGGCTAAATCTTTCACTAAACTAGAAAATTTCTTTTCTGAAATCAGAAGTCAGTATACTCCTAGATCAGATAGATTTGAAGTAGTTTTCAATGTGCCAAGAGCATTGCTCAACAGGGCGAACGCTAGGCAATTGTCTTTGTATTGTGAAGAAGCGCAGATTCCTGGTCTGGCAGCAACTAACTTGCCTGTAAAAATAGGAGCTTGGACAGAATATAGAACACAGAATGTTGAATTTCTAACTACTGAAATGTCATTCACATTCATTATAGACGAAAAATGGCGAGTACGAGAAGTATTCGAAGAGTGGATAGCTCTAGCAGGAGATCCGAATAGTAAAGAAGTTGGTTATTATGATAACTATGTTTCTACTATCGATATAAAATCTCTTAGTGTCGATAATGATGTATTAGCTGAGTGGACTTTAGTTGATGCAACACCAAAAATAATCAACTTGACTCCTGTTTCATGGGGTAATGCGGGATTGATTAGAATGTCAGTCTCATTTTCTGCAAGAAGCTGGTATAAAAGAAATAGAGCAGCCGAAGACGCCGCAGCAGAAGAAGCTCGCCTTGCAGCAGACGAAGCAGCAGGAATACAACAAAGCGGAATAAGAAGATTTGTACCACCTAATAGATAATATGTTTTTTTGGAGATTGTAATGGCACTACCAATAATTGATGTACCAACTTTTGAATTAAAAGTACCAGGAATAAAAGAAAAGATTAAATTTAGACCTTTTCTAGTAAAAGAAAATAAGATTTTAACACTGGCAGCAGCATCAGAAATAATAGAAGACATGTATTCTGCATGTTGTCAAGTTATAGAAAATTGTTCTTTTGGTGAATTAAATTCTAAAGATTTGGCAATGTATCAAATACAATGGATATTCATACGCTTGCGCTCTAAATCTATTGGAGACACACAGTCTTTTATTTTGAGTTGTGGCAAGTGTGAAAATAAAATTAACTATGATATGAATTTATCTGACTTTGAAATTGTAGGAGATTACGAAACATCTGAGAAAAAAATAGAACTTTCTGAAACGACAGGTATTGTGTTAAAGTATCCATCAGCAGAAGTTCAAATTAAAAAAGATCAATTAGACGATATTGAATTACTATTAAATTCAATATCTTACATTTATCAAGATGAAGAAATCGTAACACCAGAAGAAGAGACGATTGAGGAAATGCTAGAATTTGTATCAAATTTACCTTTGAGTGTATTGAACGAATCAGCAGAGTTTTTTCAAAATATACCAACACTATTGCATAAAGTAGATTATGAATGCACAGAATGTGGCACTAAAAATGAAATATTAATAAATGGTTACGATCATTTTTTCGGCTAACTCTTTCTCAGGATTCGCTTGAAAATTATTACAAGACGAATTTTTTGTTAATGCAAGAACATCATTATAGTTTGACAGAATTGGAGAATATGATGCCTTGGGAAAGAGAAGTTTATGTTGGTATGCTAATAACACATTTAAAAAAGAAAGCAGAGAAACAACAGAGTAAACAATAATGCTTAAATTTACAGGTAGAAATATAGGTGACGAAGGTTTCAGCGGTGCTAATGTCATAGACACTGAAAACAAAAATCGTTTTTCTAAAGAAGGGGCTCAATTTATAGCTGAAACTATAAAAAAAGCAATAGCGCCTGTAAACTTTGACAAATCTCAGACTAATAAAAATGCTATATCTATTGCGTCAAGTAATTTAATGCAGACTATTGAAAAAAATACTTTAGCAGCGCAAGAAGTATTACAAGAAAATATAGAAACTGAAAAAGAATTTAAAAAATTAATAGAAATTATGGCAGCGGCTCAAGAAAAATCTGGGGAAGCTAGTGTGATGGCAATTAGAGAAGCCATTAAACAGATAGAGAGAATAAAACTTTCTTCAGACAATCCAAATAAAGTTGATAAGGCACTAAATCTAAATCAAGTACAAGAAAATTTAAGCAAGCAACTTGGTCGTCAATCAATCGGGGGCGCTATATTTCAAAAATTATTTAATGTTGATCTTAGAACTGAAAAGGCGTCAAGTGCATTTTCGGCTGAAAAACTGTTTGGTTTGGACGGAGGCTCTAAAGACACTTTAAGTAAATTAAAAGATCAAGTTAAATCAGAGATTGAAGCTGGTGATAAAGGTTCTGCACAAAGAGCAGTTGTCGAGTCGATATCATCGGAATCTGAAGCTTCTGCACAAAAAACTTCTGTACAAAAAATATCCTCTAAAAATGAAGAAAATGCACAGGGAGGCAAAGTTTTCAGATCTGGTATTGATAGAGAATCTTTAGACAACAAAAAAGTTGAACTACTAGAAGACATTTTAAAAGAACTTAAACAGATAAGTGAGAACACTTCTGCAGGCTTATTAGATTTTTTACCCGATGGCCCCTTTCCTCCTCCTGGTTCTCCTACCGGAAGCGGTGGCGGTGGCAGTGGCGGTAAGGGAAATCGTAATGGTAGTGGAACAAATAAAGGTAAGGGAAATCGTAATGGTAGTGGAAAAAATAAAGGTAACGCATCTAGATCTACATCTAGATTCCCTAAACTATCTCGTGGATTAGGCGGCGCATCGAGGTTTTTAGGACCTGCTCTTGCAGTAGGAACAGTCGGCATGGATCTTTATAGTCAATCTACTACTATTGAAGAAGTAGAAAATGCTGTTCAAGCAGGGCAAATATCACCAGAAGAAGGTCAATCTATAATTGATGATAAAAAGAATACTACTACAGGACAACTAGCAGGTACAGCATTAGGAATTGCTGCTAGCACTGTTGCTGCAGGTGCTCTAACAGCAATAGGAGCTCCTGTTTTAGCTACTGCTGGCGCCGTGGGAGCAATTGGTTTCGGAATGTACAAAGCAGGACAAGCAGTAGGGGATGCGTTTGTTACTACGCCCGAAGAAGCAGCATTAGAAGAAGCAAAAGAAAGTGGTTTATATAGAGAGATTACTTTTGGTAAAAGTCAAGTCGATAAAAATTTATTAGCGAATACTAATGACATACAACAATTGAATGCTATAATAAATGATAACGATATAAGTACTAGTGACAAATTTCTAGTGGGAGAAAGAATAGCACAAATAACTTCTGGAGTGATAGCAGGACAAGCAAATCCTAATTATAATGATGAAAGCAGATTTGGTATACAAGATGCACCGATTATGAATCAAACATCTCCGGAAATACTAGTAACGCCTACGGCCGATGCGGTCGATAAAACGACAGATAGATATCAACAAATAATAAACAATACTGTAACTAATATATTTAACACTAATACAAACAATAATGGAATTGGATCACAACCTATTCTTGTGTCTTCACCTTCTGTTAGAAACAATAACAATTCTTTTAGATTTTATCAACACAAGAATAATTAATAACACAAGATAAAAAAAGGGGCGTTAAGCCCCTTTTCTTTTGACTGAATACTAGTCGTCTTGTGCTAGTTTAGCAAAGTAAGACATTGTATCGTCTTCATCGTCAGCAACAGCCGCTACAGTTTCTTTTCTGCTTTCTACTGCTGCTGTAACGTCCTTCAAAAAGTCATCATCAGATGAGTCGCCAGTAGTTGCAGAGATGCTTTCTGCTGTACCGACTCGTGAAGATGATCCTAGAACAAAGTCTAGCTTCTTCTTGAGTTCATCATAAGACTTGAAGTTGCTTGGAGCAATGATTTCTGCAAGCGAGTACTGCTTATTCCAGATTGCTTCAATCTCTTCGTCTGACGCAGCGATAGGACTAGGAGCTGCAAACTCTGACTTGTCGTAGTTGCGATATCCTTCCACTTGACGAATCTTTAGCTTGAAGTTAGCACCATCCCAGAAGTCGAATGGATTCATTGGATCTTCGTCTTGGAACTCAGGCTGCATAGCATCTTTGATCTTGTCGAAGATTTTCTTGCCAAACTTGTAAAGAAAGACTTTGCCGTTGTTAGAAGGATTGCCTGAATCTTCTACGACTAGAATATTAGCGTAGTATGAGAGACGGCGCTTCTGCTTACGAGCGATATCTTTATTAGCTTCTACACCGCTGTTCCAAAGCTCTGAGTTGAGTTCTGATACAGGGTCAGTTTGCTTGAGTGTAGTAAGTGAGTTTTCGATATACCACTTACCAGTTGGACCTTGGAAACCGTGATTCCAAAGTTGTGCCCACGGCATGTCTTCGCCTTGTGGAGCAGGGAGGAAACGAATAACAGCGTAGCCGTTACCTGCTTGGTCTACTGTAGGCTTCCACTCTCGGTCATCACCTTTGTTACCTTGTTGAGGTGAATCGAGTTTTTCAACTTCCTTCATAAGTGAATCGAAGTTGCCACGGGCCTTGCGTAGATCGGATAGTGAATTAAACGACATATGATTTCTCCTTGTATGCGTTGTATAGTTGTATTGCGATATATAGCGTTATATTACTTTGTATAAAAGTTTTCGAATACATCATCTAACTTCGATGTATCAATCTTATTTATACTCTTTAGTTCCCTGTCAATTTTCTTTTCAGGGCGTTTTTCGATGCGCTTGATGCGCTTTTCTTGCGGTTTAAACTTATTAGATTTACTCATCACCGTAAATTGAAATCAATTTCTCCATATACTGTGAGTTAATACTATCTTTGTCAAAACGAACAAAGGGTTTATATTTTGATATAAGAAGGCAAGTATCCTCAAGTACGAAATCATCACTGTACTGACTCACAAAGGGACGCAACTTTTCTAACATAACTACTGTTTCCAAGTTGATATCATGTCCCATAATCATTCTAAAAATTAGAGGATGACCTCCTTCAAATATCGCAGACTTGATTCCATCCTTTTCCATTCGAAATAGAATATTATCTAAGTCTGTATTGAAATTATACAACATTCTTTTCTTGTTTGTCAACCACTTTTTGTAAGTTTCGAGACATTCTGAGTCGAATACACCTCCCCATCTGTCTCCGTTAGCAAAATTGGCAACAAGAATGTCAATAATCTCTGAGCGTTTGTAATCCCTTGCTAATTTTCGAATAGATGTCAAATCTTTTCTTTTTAGAAAGGTTTCACGCTTGCCTGTGACAGCACCAAGTGTCTTGGTGATATCATAACCTTTGGTTGTAAAGTGTAACTTGAGTGCCAAGTATAATCTATAAACTTCAAAGGGTTCCATAGTAAAATTAAAAAGGTAGTTTATTTGATTTAACCTTGAGTAAATTTAATTCTTGTGCTTCTGCCTCAAGTTTATCTTTGAGCGATGTGCTTAAAAGTTTGTTTACGCTTTCTATTTCAATATCATTACTCAAACAATAATCTACAAGGATATCCATGCAAGTAGAGTTTGTATGATAAGCTCTTCTTTCAATATGCTGAGAAAATTCTGATGGCGTATTAAACTTTTTTGTTATCACAAAAACGTCTGTTAATTTTTCTGGATTAGCCATAAATTCGTTTACTACTCTAATTGTCAATCGTGTTCTCCTTCAACCAGTTATCAATGTAACTGAAGACATCATTAGGACATTCTATGTAAGGCTTTTTGCAAATCGTTGTTTGCGCTTCGCCCGGTTTATCAAAACTATGAACGATTGAAGTGTTAAATGCCTGAGCAATTGATAGTATAGTCTTAGGATCACCTTTGCCGAAATGTACTTCTTCGTGGTGATTAGGGTCTACTAACAACTGCAATATGCCTTGTACCACATCATCTACATGAGTAAAATCTCTCTCTTTACTTCCGTTACCAAAAATAGTAAGAGGATTTCCTTTCAAATAATCTTTCTTAAACTTTCGTATTACTGTGCTGTATGGTCCGTAGTCTGCTTCTCTAGGACCATACACATTGTAAAAGAACATTTTCATGTATTTAAGATCATACAACTCTTTATACAATTCCAATATTCCTTCACACGCTGCTTTGCTCCAAGTATACGGATTGACTGAATCTTTATACTGTGTACTTGAAGATGTTGCGAAGAACAAGAATGTTTGCCAGTGTCTTGCCCATTCAGCAACAGCAGTTGTTGTAGTTATGTTATTATCTATAGTGTCTCTAGGCTCTTCAAGCGAACGCCTAACACGAGGACTATTTGCTAAATGCATAATTGCTAATGGTCGTGTAATCTTCTCTGTTAGCTTGCAAGTAGAAACATCTTCAAAAAAGTATTCTACGTTAGGTCTATCTATGACATAATTGCCTTGGCGCATATCATCAACGACATAAACATGAAATCCAATATCAGATAGTCTATCTACAAGGTGTGAGCCGATAAATCCACAACCACCAGTTACTACAATTTTTGCTTCTATTTCGTCAGTCATAATACCATTATACACTATTGAGACTAGATGTCAAGTTTTCTATAAAAGATGTGTGAATCTATCTTTGTTGTTTTGTTAAATGCTAATCGCCAATCTGGCTTAACATGATCTGCATGATAATATTCAGCGCCGCCTGTGTTGTCTTTGTGTTTGCCAAGAATAACTTCACTAGCTAGGCGATAGAGATTTTCATATTCTCTAGTGTTTCGAATAGAATCAGACTTGCCGTCACAATACCAACTAAACTGGCACTTGTTTCTAATAGGCACAAGTCGATCTCTTTTCTCTTTCCACCATGACGAATACTGCGCTTGATATACGACTGAACATATGTCGTTTGGAAATGACTCGCTTTCAACTCGATTGAGTGTAACAAACGCTACTGCCTTCTTACCTTCAAGCGATTCACCACGAGCTTCAAAATATATGTTGGTTGCTAAACAATGAGTCTCTCGCTGTGCTATTTCATAAAACGAGGGACTTCTTTCTACTTCTACTACCACGGGTACTTCTTCTGTAGGGACTTCATCAGTTTCATTATAAGCGAACATACTTACTGCTGTTAGTGTAACTACTGCGACTAACATAGCAAGTGTATCTTCTACTATGTACATGATCGTCTTCCTTTAGTTTAGGCCCGTTAGGGTGGTGCCCATACCCTTAAACTACTTAGTGCTTACCACCAGAATTACTTACAAAGGCATTCATTTCTTTACATAAATCTTGAATGCCTTCAAAGGTAGGATACTGCGGTAAAGTAGGATACTCAACAGTCTCGCCTGCGTCTTTTAACGCAAAGTATCTGTTTGTGAGTCGATCCACTTCAGCATGATACTCTTCTACGAGTAGGTTTTTTGCTTCCATGAGCATGTTGAATCTTAGTTCATACGGATTTGACATATCTATCTCCTTGTGTGTGTTGTGTGTCAAAAATGGGCCCATTTGATTATAAGGCGGTACCCATACCTCATCTAGCCTAAGCGGCTAGAGCAAATGCTTCATCGTTGGCATTTATAGTTTTGTTGCATTTAAGGTAGCTTCCGCACCTATTCTCCATAAGCCTTCAGTCGTCTGTCGAATCTAAAACGCCCCCATATGTTTTATTGGTGGAGGCGAGGGGAGTTGCACCCCTGTCCAAACTTCCTATCTCTTACTTCAACGAATTCTAAAAATCAAATAATTGAGTGAACAACTTGCCATTGTATCGCATAGTGACGTATTCGCCACGTTGTTCTTGTACTTGCACATCACGGCAAATGTTTCTGTATTCAATTCTGCCGTTGTTTTGCGCTCGTGTTCTGCCCACATTAGCGCCAGTAATAGCTCCGACTACAGTAGCAATCTTCTTGCCAGAACCGCCACCAATCTCGTTACCAATAGCTGCTCCGATAACACCGCCTACTATAGATGCGCCTGTTGTGTTTTCGACATATACTTCTCGGGTCTCACACTCCTGACGAGTTACCATAACATAGTAAGGTCGCTTTGACACTATCTCAATTTGAGCAAATGCGATTGATGGTACTAATGCTGCTATAAAAAGTAATGTTCTCATGTGTTTCTCCTAGTCGTACTCGCCGTTTAAAAACATTCTCTTACTTTCTAAGAGATAATCAGTGTAGTTATCACGCTTCTCAATAAATACTTGAGGCTCTTCCCCGTCTACTGCTATAAGGACAACTGTTCTATTTATAGGAATTCCAGTTAGCTCCTCGTACATAACAGCGTATGCGGCGCACTGAGCAAAGTAATTAGATATACCCTCATGCTTTTTAAGTCTGCGAGATGTCTTGAAGTCTATCACAGACAACTTACCATCAAACTCTCCAATACAATCACATTGACCAGCCATGCCTAAATGATTGCTGTATAAAAAAGGCTCTACAAAGTGAATATTATCAATTCTCTCAACAATCGGTCTAAACTTCTTCCAAGTGTCCAAGTCTAACGGACTAAGATCAGGAAGGTCTTTGTTGAGAAGATAGTCTTCACACAACTTGTGAATTCTAGTGCCTCTAGTAGAGGCTTTTCTAGAAACTCTATCTGCTTCCTCTGCTCCTACTCTTTTACGCCATTCGAAGATTGCTTTCTTATTTCGTACTGATAAAACTGATGTTACTGAAGGATATTTTTCTCCTTCTTCATTTACATACACTCTTTTGCCATCGATATTTTTTCTTGACAAAGAAGGCAACTTTGGCAAATCAATATGTGTAAAATTTTTCATAATATTCCATAATTTCTTCTGGGCACCATCTGCTTGTTTATTTTAAAAGAGAAACAGAACTCTTCGCTGTCCCGACCAGTACAAGTTTATTGTCATTACGAGACATATTATATATAACAATTTGGTACACCCTAGTGGATTCGAACCACTGACCCACGGCTTAGAAGGCCGTTGCTCTATCCAATCTGAGCTAAGGGTGCAATGATTTATGTGATTGGTAAAAATGAAATGCTATACTGCGAATGGTCACCACCGAGTACGGCATTGAATTCATCGTTGCCAATAAAGTCAACGATTTCCTGATAACAAGA